CTGGTCGATTGAACGCCCGTCAACCGGCGGCATCTTTTCTAACGACACCGACATATCTGTGACGCCTGATAGCGCTCTGACTGCCAGTGCTGTCTATGCCGCAGTACGCATCTTGTCAGAAACCGTCGGCAGCCTACCGCTCAAAATCTATGAGCAGAAAGGTGATCAGGTCAAGTTAGCCGATCACCCGCTAAACAACCTGCTCAACCTGTCAAGCAATGGCGAACAGACATCGATGCAGCTTCGTGAGTTTCAGATGACTTGCCTTGGCTTGCGCGGTAACGCCTATACCCAGATTGTTCGCAACGGTGGTGGAAGTGTCGTTGAACTGAATCCGCTCAACCCTAAGTTTATGACCTTGGATCGTAACGCAGCCGGTCGACTTGTATTTGATTATCAGGAGACAGGGAACGCCGCAGTATATGGCGAGCGCGACATCTGGCGTATAGCAGGATTAGGCACTGATGGCGTGACTGGCCTTAGCCCTGTTGGGTTGGCACGCGAATCAATCGGCACAAGTCTCGCAATGGAAAGCCATGCGGCGCACCTTTTTAAGAATGGCGCGAACACTAACACCGTCTTGCAGTTCCCCGGCAAGTTAAGCGGCGAGCAGATCGAGGCATTGCGGAACCAGTTAGCCAAGAGCAACACAGGCCATCGGAATAGCGGTAAGCCGTTGATCCTTGAGTCGGGCATGGAGCACAAAAGTGTTGGGATGACTAACGATGACTCACAGTTTCTTGAGTCGCGTAGTTTTCAGATAGCTGAGGTTGCACGCTGGTTCCATATCCCCTTGCACATGCTGGCCGAGATGGGCGCGGCAACGTTCGGCAACATTGAACATCAGGGCATTGAGTTCGTAGTCCACACCATCAGACCTTGGGCGATTCGCATTGAGCAGACCATCGCACGCGACCTATTGACCCCACAGGAGCGCCTGCGACTGCACGCCACACACAATGTTGATGCGCTATTACGTGGTGACACTGCCAGCCGTTACGAAGCACATGACAAGGCAATCGCGTCAGGCTGGAAGAATCGCAACGAGGTACGCGCTAAAGAAGGCTTGAACCGCGTTGATGGGCTGGATGAATACCTGCTGCCCATGAACATCAACACTATTTCTGATCGTGAAAAAGCGTTAACGACATCAGCCGCTAACAACCTAGCAGAGCGTGAATTCAAAGCGCTCAAAGCTGAGGCGTCACGACTCACGCCCACAGAGTTTGCCGCATGGGTGCCGGACTTCTACCAGCGCCACGCAGCGACGATTGCAGACACGCTGTCGATTGATCCTACCAAAGCTAAGGCATACGCAGCAGAGCGCCTAGCGTCCATCTGTGAGCTTACAGATCCAATGCAGGCAACACAGGAAACCAGCGCAATGCTGGCTATCAAAATCGAGGCTTTAACATGAACGAGATCCGAATCTATTCAGACATCGGCGAATCATTCTTTGGTGACTCTGTGTCAGCCGTCATGGTCAAGGACCAACTCAACGAAATGACGGGCGATGTCAGCGTGCGAATTAACTCGCCCGGCGGCGATGTATTCGATGGATTTGCGATCTATAACCTTTTGGTCCAGCACGAAGGCAAGGTCACGGTTCACATTGACGGACTAGCAGCAAGCGCGGCCAGTGTGGTTGCGATGGCAGGCGATGAAATCATTATCGCTGATAACGCCCTGATAATGATTCACGACCCTTGGACTATGAGCGTAGGTAATTCAGTCGATATGCGCAGCACTGCCGACCTGTTAGATAAGATCCGCGATTCGATTGTCACCACGTACATGACAAAGACCAGCCTAGACGCCGATGTGCTTAAGGCAATGATGAAGGAAGAAACATGGTTTAGTGCTGCCGAATCTATCGACAACGGATTCGCCACCAGCACCAGCGCCAAGTCAAAGGCAAGCGCTCAGAACATCGCCAAGCCGTGGATTAACAACGGTCCGAAGCCAGAACAAATCCCGCAAGACATTGAGACAGAGACAGCGTGGCGCGTGGCAATTAATCGCCGCCGCTTGAACTTGTTGTAAAGGGCCGGACGGCTCAACACCCCCGCCGGAAGGCACCCCCACAAAAGTTACAGAACCCTCAAAAATTTAAGGATCAATCATGGATATTAACGACATTTTACAAAAGCGCGGCGAAGTCGTCGAGCAAATGAAGGCAGTATTGAACACTGCTGAATCTGAGAATCGCGACTTGACCGGCGAAGAGCAGGCCAAGTATGACGCAATGGATGCTGACCAAACATCTTTCAAAGCACGCGCCGATCGTATGCGCAATGCTGCAGAGATTCAAAGTGAGATTATGGCAAACGCCGTTCCCTCACACCGCGCTCCGATTAAGGCCAAGGAAGGAGCTTCACCATTTGGCGCACAAGCCTACACTGATGGTTTCTCTGCTTACGCACGACTCGGTAAGACGCGTCTCGACTCAAGCATCTTGAACGCCCTGCAAGTTGGAACTAACTCCGAGGGCGGCTTCATTGTGCCCACAGAGTTTGACACAACCTTGGTCGAGGTTCTGCAGGACATCAACGAACTGCGCCAGTATGTGAACGTTATCAGCACAGCATCGGATCGAAACATTCCGATTGAGTCTTCGCTGGGAACGGCGAGCTGGACAGCAGAGGAAGCTGGCACAACCCTTTCTGACGCTGCGTTTGGTCGTGTTGTTCTGACATCTCATAAGCTGGATACCATCGTCAAGGTTTCTGAGGAACTGTTAGCAGATGCGTTCTTCGATGTTCCTGGCTACTTGGCGCGCAACTTCGGCAAGCGGTTCGGTATTGCGGAAGAGAGTGCGTTCGTTAACGGCGACGGCTCTGGCAAACCTACTGGTATCGTTGTTGGGTCAGGTCTGGGGGTCACGGCTGCGGCTGTTGCGGCGATTACTTCTGATGAGATTCTGGACTTGTTCCATTCTCTGACTAAGCCGTACCGTGGAAACGCAATCTTCTTGGCTCACGACAACACAGTCAAGTTGATCCGCAAGCTGAAAGATGGCGACGGTCAGTATCTGTGGCGTCCAGGTCTTGAAGCGGGCACACCTGATACTTTGCTTGGTAGACCTTTCTTGTCCAGCACAGCAATGCCTGCGGCAACCGCCGGTCTCAAGTCTATGGTGTTCGGTGACATGTCTAGTTATACGGTTGCGGATCGTCAAGGCACAGTGGTACAGCGTCTTAACGAGCTGTATGCCGCAAACGGGCAGGTCGGTTTCCGCGCACTCAAACGCATGGATGGCAAGACCACCGACGCGACTGGCCTCAAGCACTTGATCATGGCAGATAGTTAAACTCACCAACAAAAGGAGGGGGCGGTAATACGCCCCTGAATTTTTATGATTAAACTGTTGACAAGTGTTTCAGGCGAAGGCTTTTCTCATGGCTACGGCGATGAGGTTGAGTTCAACAATCCAGCATACGAAAAGCGCATGGTCGATAGCGGCCAAGCTGAATACGTCGTGCCAGTTAAAAAGGCATCAATTAAAAAATGAGCATTCGCAATACATCAACGAGCATCACCGAGCCGGTAACGGTTGCCGAGTTGCAGGGCCACGGCCAGATTGATGGCGACGATACCTATCTGACGGGCTTGATTATCGCAGCGCGCCGGATTGCAGAAAGTGAAATAGGCAGGCTTATCCCTGTCCAACAATACACATGGATATTCAATGGTCTGGAGGATGGGATCGAGTTGCCAGTTTATCCGGTAGCGTCCATCACCAGCATCACCTACCAAGACACAGCAGGCGCGCCGCAGACTATCGCTGGCAGTGCGTACCAGATTGTTGATCTCGCATTAACGCAGAAACTTTACTCTGTTGATGGCTGGCCTGATTTAGAGGATGGCACCTATAACCGCGTGACGGTGGTTATGCAAGTCGGTGCTGCAGCGGTCGAGGCTGATATCAAGCAGGCCATTATGATGATTGCGCTGGGACTGTATGAGAACCGTAACGATCAGGTCATTGGCACCATAGTGTCAAAGTTAGATATGGGCAGCAAAGCTTTACTCAGTGCCTATAAGCGGTACGCATTTTGATCAGGGCTGGCACGCTACGCAAGACGCTGTACATCCAGTCTCGGGCAGATAACTACGGCAACCCTGGCGCATGGTCGAACATTGCAACCAACCCATCGATGCGCTGCTCTATGAAGCACCAGACTGCAGCAGAGTCTAACGGTCAAAGTGGGGAGCGAGGCGTTAATACCATATTAGTGGTGGCGCGATATCGCACTGGCATCACCTACGCTACAAGGCTGACAGACGGCGCGGATAGGGTCTTCGATATTGTAGGCATCCAGAACATAGACGAGCGTGACCGAGAACTTAATATCACCGTGATAGAGAGCACTGTCCTCAATGGCTAAAGATTATATCAAAGGGTTCCCCGATCTCGACAAGAAGCTGAGTCAACTGGCAAACCAGAAGCAGATGATTGCGGCGAGTCGTTCAGCACTAGGCAAGGCGTTGACCCCTGTTGTCGTGACAGCCCGCCAGAAGGTTCCCAAGGGTACTGAGGGGCACAAGTTATACAACGGTCGCCTAGTATCGCCAGGCTTCGCATCGCGCAATATCAAAAAGAGAATCAAGTCTATTGATGGCGCGGTAACGGGTACGGTCGGCGTGAGTAGTGAGGCGTTCTACGCTATGTTCTTTGAGACTGGATTCAGGAACGTCGCGGCAGATCCTTGGCTGAAACCTGCATTTTTCCAGAACAAAGCAAGAATGATCACCAAGTACAGTGACGGTCTGGCCGCATACATCAAGAAGGTGGCACGCAAGAAATGACCATCGAGACAGATCTATTTACCTACCTTGATAGCAACGTTGCGGGCACTCACTTTGCACTCACATCTGCAGGCCCAGATGCAAGGGCGCCATTGGTTGAGATAACCATGAGCGACCACCGCCGCACTAGGACGACGGGCACCACTAGCCCGATAACGATTACTGAATTTGATATCGAATGTTGGAATACGAACAGCGTCAACGCAGCCAGCCTATGCGCTTCGGTGACTGCACTACTAGAAGATTTCTCAGGATTGCTTAACGGCAACACTGAGGTTGAGAGAGTCAGAATATCAAACGAGTTTAGCGGCAGTGATGCTGGTGCCGAACTATATAACCGTACTTTTACCGTTCAGATTACCCACCGATAGGAAAATATTATGGCAGTTTTTAGCGAAGGATTCACATGTAAAGTGGGCGACTCAGATGATACCTCGGAAACGTTCGCCGTATTGGCGTTACTTGAGGTGCCAGAAATATTCTCTGGTGCCAAGTCCAAGTTTCCTAACCGCACCACGGCGGATACTGGAGGCACCAAGCGATACGGCATCGGCATCGAAGAAGGTGACGAAATGACATTGACCGTCGAGCGAGACTTTTCCAGTGCGACACAAGACTTGCTGCGCACTGCGCACGGTGCAGGCGCACAGATCAATCTGCAATTCATTATTACCGATGGCACAGTTGTGGAGACTAACGGCGCTGGCTTCAAAATTACCAGCATCCCCGTGGTGACTGCTGACCCCAACGGCGACGGCGAAACCACCAAGCAGATGTTTAATATGTTCAGAAACACTGACTGGACTACAGCCGAGGCTTAATGAATGTTTGATTTCTTCAGGCGCATGATCAAGTTCCGCGCGTTACGAAAAGCGGCATGGAAGCCTCAACAGGTCGAGATTAAAAACCTCGGCCTCGTTAACATCAACCCTATGCCAGTACCTTTGCGCATGGCGTTGGTGCAGGCGATCAGCCAGGACAAGTACGTAAAGTACGACGTTTACTGCTGGCTTATATCGGAGTGCGTTGAGGAATTCATCGGGCGGCAAGATATCGGCATGACCATCCCGCCTAACGTCATTGAGGAACTGGGCGAAGAGATACTCACCATCTCAGGGCTGACCAAAGACTCGCAGGAAGCCGAGGCAAAAAAGTCAGTGAGCGCGCCGAGTTAAAGTTTTTCTATTACCTCTGCGTGACTACTGGATGGAAGCCTGACGAAGTACGGGCGCTATCGGGCGAGGATTATCGTCACCTGGTCGCACTGTACAACGTCGATCCTTGGGGCAGTGAGCGGGACAACATGCACACCGCAATGATCTTAGCTCAAGGCGCGAACATGAACCGACGGAGAGGAACGCCACCTATCGACATATCTCGTTTCATTCTAACCAAGAAGCCCAAAACTCAAAACGACGCCAAGCGGGTCAGCGCATTCCGCGCAGCCATAAAGCAATCAAGCAGGGTAAAAGAGAATGGCTGATACGGTTGATCTAGCAAAACTTGTGGTGCGCATGGAAGCGCAGTCAGACAAGTATCTGAAAGATCTGAACAAGCAGAAAGAGCAGACCAAGAAATGGCAGAACAGTGTTAACAAGAATGTTGGCTCTGTTGCTAAAACGTTTCGGGGCTTGGCTGCTGCTGCTGGTATTGCGGTACTCACGAGGAAGATAATTGAGAACACTGCGGCACAGCAAAACGCGGTGGCCCAGTTAGCACAAGGATTTAAGACAACAAGCGGCGTGGTTGGCAGATCAGTCGATCAAATGGTGGCCAAGGCTGGTGAACTGCAAAAGGTTTCAATATTCGGTGATGAGCAAATCATTGAAGCACAAGGTCAACTGATTACATTTACGAACATCGTTGAAGATCAGTTTGATAGGGCCACCATCGCTGCTATGGATCTGTCCACCCGCATGGGCACCGACCTAAAGTCTAGCGTCTTACAGCTTGGCAAGGCTCTGAATGATCCTGTTACGGGCATGACGGCACTGACTCGATCAGGCGTCACGTTTACGGAAAGTCAGAAAGAAATGGTTCGGGCGCTGGTTGACTCTGGTCGGTCAGTAGAAGCCCAACAGTTAATGCTTGCCGAGTTAGAAAAGCAATTCGGTGGCAGTGCTAAAGCGGCACGCGAAACCTTCGGCGGCGCTTTGTCTGGTCTGTCTGGTGCGTTCAATGACTTGCTAGAAGGTGGCAGCGGCGGTGGCCTAAATCAAACACGCGACTCGATCGAAGAATTAACCACGATGCTGCAAGACCCGACGTTTGTGGCGAATACGAATACGTTCCTAACAGCGGCGATCAGCGGCTTCACAAAGCTGGCATTGCTGGTATCCAAAGTTGTAGAGGGTTGGGCAAAGATTGCAGATTGGGTCATAACGCCAGAAGCACGCCAGGCTATTGCGGGCATGTTCGATGAGAGCGATTCATCCGGGGGCGCGCAGACGTTCAAGCAAAAGTGGGCTGCAGCACGCGCTAAGAATCAGGAGGCAAAAAACCCATCAGCGCCCGCCGTGTTCGACGCCTCGACTGTGCAGGGCGCTAGAAGCTCGCCTATGTCAGTCAACCCATTGGATCAGTTAGCACTACAAGATGAGTTAGATAGTAAGATCCAGATTGAGCAGGAATACTGGGAAGAAAAGGAACGCATGGCTCAGGACTACGCTGACGCCGAGACACGCATTCAAGGCAACTTGCAAGCAATGCGCATGGGCTTGGCTTCTCAGGCCATGGATCTAATAGCAAGCAATGCCAAAGAAGGTTCAGCTATACAGAAAGCAGCGCTGATTGCATCCAAGGCGCTGTCAGTAGCTCAGATAATTATTAACACTCAGGTCGCGGCAACCAGCGCATTGATGCCGCCGCCGATCGGACTAGGGCCGGTTGCTGGTATTGGCTTTGCTGCATCAATCAAAAGCATGGGCTACGCATCGGCAGCATTGGTGGCGGCTCAAGCAGTCGCATCATTCGACGGTGGTGGCTATACAGGTGATGGTGCAAGGTCGGGCGGTCTTGACGGTAAAGGTGGATTTATGGCAATGATGCACCCGCAGGAAACCGTGACCGATCATACCAAAGGCGGCGGCGGCGGTAGTGGCAGTCAGAATTACTACGACTTCCGAGGCTCCGAATTATCCGAAGGGCGTGTGCGAGCAATGATTGAACAGTCGGGCCAAGTGCTTGAAGCCAAGATGCGTAACAGTCAGGCGAGGGGGCGATAATGACTACATACACTTTTCCTGCCATAGCGCCTAACACGACGGACTTAAAAATAGTCAGCAACGTGCGTGGCTTTCGTTCACCGCTTACAGGGTTTACACAGACAGCGAGCCGTCAGGGTACACGCTGGGAAATGGCTCACGGCTTCACCAGCTTAGAAGGTGAGGAACGGGCCATTATGAAAGCATTCACAGCTAGGATGAATGGCAACGTGCATCGCGCTTTGATCTATGACCACTCCTATCATGGTGCACGCGGGGCGCTGGGCGGGACACCTTTAGTGGATGGCGCTGCTCAGACCGGCGAAACGCTAGACATCAAAGGGATGTCAAACAACGTCACCGGCATATTCAAAGCAGGCGATTACTTTTCATTCCTGAACGCTAACGGCAACTATGAGTTAAAGATGATTCTGACCGACGCCAACAGCAATGGCTCAGGTCTGGTCACTGTCACATTCTCTCCCGAGATACACCACTCACCGGCAGACGAAGCCACTATAGTAACGACCAATCCGGCAGGAACATTTATGCTCGCTACTGCAGAAGCGGCGTGGTCTAACAGGCCAGCAGGTAACGCGACAAACCCTATACATTCAGACTTTTCGATCGACTGGATTGAGGATATCGCATGAGTGAACGCGGGCTATCATCTGAGCTAGAAGCCGCAGCAGACAGCGATCATGTACGTCTGCTGATGTTCGTTGAGCTCGGCTTAGATTCAGGCACTCTCTATCTTCATAACGGCGTTGGCGTGCTCTCGTGGGACAGTCACGACTGGCTAGGTATGGGCGACTTCGGTGGCATTTCATCCATCGAAGAGTCTGATCAGATATCACCCTTTGAAGTGACGCTCACCCTGTCAGGTCTGGATCAAGACATGATGGGCGAGGTGATGAACGAGAACTATTACCTGCGCCCCGTATCGGTCTACATGGGCGCGCTTAACACCAGTACAGGCGCGTTGTTAGCTGACCCAGATGAGATATGGTCAGGCTTCATGGACTCGGCCAGTGTAACCCTAGGCGACGAGAACGCGATTATGCTGACTTGTGAAAGCGAGTTCGCACTATTCGACAAATCTAACGACTCCACTTTCTCTGATGCCGACCTGCAGCGTAACTATTCCGGCGACTTACTTTTCGAGTTCCTGCCAAGCATGGCTGATGCCGTTGTTGTTTGGCGGGGTGAGAAGGTAACAGTTGGGACGGGCAACATGCCTGGCGGTGGTGCCCGTAACGGTCAGCGGAATACTGAATACAAATGAACGATCGTCAGACAAAGATCAGGCGTTTTATTCTCGCCTCAGCTAACGACCAGTTTCAGTACGGCAAACTGGACTGTGTTCAATTCGCCATGCGATCGGTAGAAGCAATCACGGGCACCAATCCCGCTAAGAAATTCAGCTATCAATCAGAAGAAGAGGCACAAAGCATCATTGAATCATTCGGCAGTATCACGGCAATGGTGTCATCAGAACTAGGCGCTACATCAGAAGTCAGTGAATTAAAAGACGGTGATCCGGTAGTGGTATCGCTTCCGGTAATAGGTGAGGTCATGGGTATCTTTATCAAAGGTTTAGCAATGGTTAAGACTGAAAAAGGGACAATAAACGTGCAAGCCTCGCGCATAACAAAAGGGTGGTGCGTTTAAATGGCATACGCAATTGCTACGCTAGTTGTGCAGGCCGTTGCTGCTACATATGCGTATGTGACGGCCAACGCTTTGTTGGTCGCTGTTGCCGCACTGACACTCGACGCCGCGCTCCGCAAGCCTAAGAACCCGAACTTCGGCACCGATGCGGATATGCGGCGCGAATCAGTTATTAAAACCGCAATCGCACCACGAAACATCTGCTATGGCGAGATTCTAGTTGGCGGCGTGCTGACCTATAACAACGTGACCGGCGATGAAAATGCCGACATGTGGGTGGTCGTTAGTCACGCTGGACACGAAGCCGAGGATATTACGGATCTCTACTTGTACGATGATTACATTGGCGCGTCTAATATCAGTTGGGGTACAGGCGTCACGGGCGGCGATTTCCATATTGGCGGGATATCATACCTCAAACCCATTAAACAGCTAGGCGGCGCTAATCAACCTGCTGTGTCGGATCTGGTTTCAGCGTTCACAGACTTCACCAGCGCACATAGAGGCCGAGGCGTTGCGTACACTGCGACAAAACTTACCCTAGACCTAGAAAGCGAAGATGCTTTTGAGGCAGGAACTCCCAGCGCAATTAAAGCACTAGGACAGTGGAAGAATGACATCTATGATCCGCGCCTAGACTCATCGCCGGGCAACGATCCTACTGCTACAAGTAATCAGGCATACACCAACAACCCTATATTGATTGCGGCTAACTACCTGACTGATGCAAAGCTTGGCATGGGCTTTCCACTGGCCCGAATTGATTGGGTTTCGGTTGCTGCTGGCGCAGACTATTGCGATATCCTAGTTCCAACGTCAACGGCTGGTGCCTTTGAAAAACGCTTTACGGCAAACGGGATGCTCACAACAGCCGAGCAGCACAAAGACAACCTGACCGATATTCTGACATCCTGTAACGGTCGCTTTGGATATCGAGGCGGCAAAGTATTCCTCGCGCCAGGTAGATTGGGTAGCGGGTTTAATTTAATCAGAAATCCTACATTCGATGCTAACTGGACGCTCGGCGTTAACGGTGGTGTTCAGCTAATCACAACAGTCGTGGGTCAGACCTACACCGCGAAGGTCAACGTCAAGGCCAGCGCCTCGGCCACAAGCACTTATCAGTTAGCAGTATCAACAAACTCAAACGGAGCTAGCCCATACGCTGCGGATAATGGCACTATCATTGATGCGACCTTGTACCTGACCTGGATAGCGACCAGCACGTCGAGCTACCTTTGTTTGAATAGCACCGCAGCGAGTGCGGCAAGTATCGCCCGAAGTGGCGGCTTGATAGTCACTGACAGCGCAAGCAACACCGCCAAGTTCGATCACGTTGAATGTTACCTGGTTGCAAAGACTGACATCGACGAATCATGGCTACGTGGTGATATCGCCGTACAGACTGCCACGCCAAAGAATCAGAGATTTAATACAGCTCGCGCTTTCTACATCAGCAAGGCAGACAAGTACAAGAAGATTGAGGCGCTGCCCGTCACGAACACAGCCTTTATTGCGCGTGACGATGATCAGGAATTGTACGAGTCTTTTAACCTGCCATTCACGGATCACGAGGATGAGGCGCAACGGATACTGCACAAGCGTATTCAGCAGACCGATAACCAGAAAGTCATCAGGCTGCCATGCAATTACAAAGCGTTGCGCCTCGCCGTACACGACCATGTTACGCT